AGCCATTTAAACTGCATGCCTCACAGGCCTTCAAGCTCGGTTCGTTGTTCGGTTGGAAGCGTGAAGACGGTTCCCGCCGTTTTCGTCGTGCTTACATCGAAGAAGGCAAGGGCAACGGTAAATCTCCATTCGCTGGCGGTGTCGGCCTTTTTGGATTGATCGCCGACAAGGAAGCGGGCGCGCAGATTTATGCGGCTGCTGCTAAGAAAGAACAGGCAGGGATTCTCTTTCAGGATGCTGTGAAAATGGCGCGGGCTGCACCTGCTTTGATGCAGCGCGTGAAGTTCAGCGGTGGTATTGGTCGCGAGTTCAATATTGCGCACCACAAATCACAATCTTTCTTCCGTCCGATCTCAAAGGATTCGGGAAAGTCGGGTTCTGGTCCACGACCGCATTTCGCGCTTTGCGACGAGGTGCACGAGCATCCAGATCGATCGACGATGGAAATGCTCGAGCGCGGCTTCAAGTTTCGTCGCCAGCCGCTGCTACTGATGATTACGAACTCTGGCAGCGACAAGAACAGCATCTGCTGGGAAGAACACGAGCACGCAGTTCGGGTTGCGGCTGGGACGCAGACGCCAGACGAGGTGTTTAATTACGTCGGTGAGGTCATCGATGACACGACCTTTGCATGGGTTTGTGCGCTCGATAAGGGTGATGACCCTCTGAACGATCCGACTTGCTGGAAGAAAGCTAATCCACTTCTCGGTGTGATTCTGACGCACGAATATCTTGCAGGCGTTGTTGCTCAGGCCAAGCAGATGCCGGGCAAGCTGAACGGCATTCTGCGTCTGCACTTTTGCTGCTGGACCGATGCCGATAAGGCATGGATGCCGCGTGAGACTGTCGAAAGCGTCATGGACGACTTCGACCCTGAAGAGGAACACGCAGACAAGCCTGTCTTTATGGGCGTCGACCTTTCCGGCAGTAAGGATATGACTGTTCTTGCCTGTGTGATTCCTACGGGTTTCATGGAAATGGAACGTGATGACGGAGCTACCGTCAGTCTGCCGACCTTTGATGCGTGGGTTGAGGCTTGGACGCCACAGGAAACTCTGCAAGCCAGAGCGCAGGCCGACAAAGCGCCGTATGAGCTATGGGTGCAGCAAGGCTGGCTCAATGCCACGCCGGGCAAACGTGTCCGATATGACTTTGTTGCGGCACGACTTCAGAAGCTTGATCAGAAGTTTGAAATCAAAGCCATTGCTTACGACCGCTACGCTTACGACAAGTTTCGCGAAGAGGTAGACGCGCTCGGCATTGAAGTTGATCATGTTGCACATCCGCAGGGTGGTAAGGTCAGGGCTAAGCCCGAACCATCGAAAGTTGAAGCCGCAAAAGCCGCTGGCCTGCCACCCCCGCAAGGCTTGTGGATGCCGGGCTCGGTACTGGCGCTAGAAGACATGATCATCGACGGGCGCATTCGTTTAAGGCGAAACCCGGTGTTGATGACTGCCCTCATGGGCGCCACGTTCGATCACGACCCGCAAGAAAACCGCTGGTTTGTAAAAACGAAAGCTTCGGTTCGTATCGATGCGGCGGTAGCTTTGGCGATGGCTATTGGTGCTGCGATGGACACTCCGATTGAGCCAGAAGAAAACCTCGATGACTTTATCAATAACATGGTCGTCATCGCCTAACTCACGACGGAGCGAATATGGGCTTCATTGATCGATGGGTCGGAAAACCCATCAAGCTCACCGACGGCGAGTTCTGGCGAGGTTTCTTCGGCCTTGGAACGACTTCAGGTGAAACAGTCACTTACGAAAAAGCTCTTGAGCTTGATGCAGTCTGGGCGTGCGTAAATCTCGTAGCGAACTCGGTAAAGACGCTCCCATGCAACGTGTTCAAGGACGACGGCGTCACAATCGATCGTGAAAACGTTCTGTATGAACTGCTTCACGATATGCCCAATCTTGATGACACAGCGTCTGATTTTTGGGCGATGGTGGCCATGTGCCTTTGTCTGGACGGTAACTTTTTCGCCGAAAAGAAGATGAACGGTGGTCGCCTTACAGCTTTGAATCCGTTTCATCCGCTCGCCGTTAAGGTCTGCCGTGACGATCGGAACAATCGATACTACGAAGTGACCGAAACCGCCAAAGGTAAGTCAGGCACGATCCGTCGTATCAGCGAAGACAAAATGTTCCACGTTCGTGGGATGGTCATTCCCGGCTGTGATCGCGGTCTTTCGCCAATTGGCGTGGTCCGGAACACTGTCGGGAACGCGCTTGCGGGTGAAAAGACGGCCGGCAAAATGTTTGCCAACGGCATGCAGGTTGCGGGCGTACTTTCATCTGACCAGATCCTAAAATCAGAACAGCGTAAACAGCTTGGTGAAGTTCTTGGCCAGTTTGCCGGGTCTGAAAAGGCCGGCAAGATTGCTGTTCTGGAAGCTGGGCTTAAATACCAGCAGCTAACGATCAATCCTCAAGACGCACAGATGCTCGAAACGCGCCAGTTCAGCGTTGAGCAGATATGCCGTATCTTCGGCGTGCCCCCTGTCATGATTGGTCATGCTTCAAACGGGACGACGACGTGGGGCAGCGGGATTGAGCAACTTATCCTGCAGTTTACTAAGACCTGCCTTACGCCATTGCTGCGCAGCATTGAATCGGCCGTCTATCGC